TTACATTGCTAACAAAACTACCAAATTTTACAAATGCGTTGTAATACGGACTACGAGCAAACTCATCGTAAGTCTTATCCTGTTTGGCATTTTGACTCATTNTATAAAATTTATTATATGTGTCNTAGCCTAATACTACATGTCTTTCTGTTTTTGCTAATGCTCTACGCTTTTGCTCGCACACGTGCACNGCCAAAGTCTTTTCCTTAGAAAAAGTACTTTTACAGTATTGACAAGTAAACACACCNTCGACTAGCGCCATCATTTAAATTTCTTTGTAATTACAGAATCTTCCATGCCATATCGTTTGGCNAGCTCTTTTAGTTCTTTNTCAGTAACCATCTTTGCTAANAGTTCGATNTCATCAATTTTACGATTAGGGTAGATTTCTGTTAAAAATTTTACTTTTTTACTATCGCTACCTGTTTTTTTCTTATGCCCAATCCATTCGTGATAAAAATGTGTTTTGTTATCGTAACTACACAAGCATAGCAATAGCCACATGAGCTTAGGGTGCTTTTGTAAAATATTCCAATTCTTATTGAAATACTCATTTACAGTTAATACAAAGTGCCGTTGTACATCTCTATCGCTAGTCTTAGCATTACTAATATATCTATTTAAAATAAAAAATTCGCTCTTAAGACTCTTTTGTTGTTCAGCGTCCATGGCATCCCACAGTTCACGAACATTCTCGTCAACTGCGGATATCTTTTCTTTTAATTCGATTTTCTCACTCATCTTTTGGTCTCAGTATAGCATCGAATGCCATGACAGTCCTGTGTCCAATACCTTGCCACGGATAAACAGTGTGCGGTAAATGGCTTGGAAATACTATAATTGTTCCAGGTGCCGGGTCATATTTCCACGTATCGTTCATAATAAATTTAGTAACATCTTTTGTTTGCGGTAATCTAAATAAAATTTGGCTATCACTAGGATTGCGGATGTCGCTTAACTCAGGTGCGCTAATGTAAATGTTGCCGCTTAAATTACCGCCTGGGTGAGTATGCATCTCTTGATAATCTCCCGAGTGTTGTCTTATAGTCCAAATACTAGTTACTATAGGTTTACAATACTTTAATTCCTCAGTGCCGGATTGCTGAGATATCAATTCCATATATCCAATACAGATGTTTTCAAGCCAACTGACTAACCAAGCAACATCCATGCCTATTGCGTTTGGATATACTTGTATTTGTTGGCCGCCTCTGATACTAATAGCTGGATTATTGGCATCATTTAGTTCTGGTCTGTTGTGTAATGTCTCGGCCAAACTGTAAATTTTACTAAATTCTACNGGTGGAACATTATCGATAGCTAGTACCGTAGGTTGGAAATATGCAACTTTTAACGCCATTATACTTTGTCCTTGCTTAGTCTGTATATCATTATAACACGATCCAAGGCCTTTTGTAAAGCAGGATGGGTAGGAGCCATTCTCCGAATTTCGCCCCACATTTTACTCTCCATTAAATGGTCATGTAATGGTCTACCATCGCCTGTCCTAGGATCAAATCTTGGATCTTCTGGACGATAATCCCAGCCGTGGACTTGTCTAGTACTTGGATCTGCTCCAAATTCTCTAGCATATACTACGCCGTTATCTCGTTCGTATATATATTTTGCGCCTTCTTTAAGTGTTCCCATGATATATTATTCCATATTCTTTATACAGCCACTTGACAAATTCTTCAAGTGTTTCTATTTTATCATCTTCAAATATTTCGTTTTTGACATACGTATCCATTCCGATTTTTAATCTTTCTAAAAAATCTTTGTCGGTCATAATATTTTATCCAATTGAATTATTTCGCTTTGTCTGCTGATTTCTTTAACAAAGTAAGCGCAATCTGGTTTTTCTTGGAATCTAGTTGGTACTGCTAGTAGCTGGCCATTTTTCATCTTTGGGAAATACCATTTCACATCATTATAAAAATTTACAATTTCTATCTTTTTAAATTCAACTCTAAAGCTACTTAGCGGGTTAAAAATTAATGCTTCGAATCCCCTATCGTTTAAACTAGTCAACGGCAATATTTCTATATCAGTAGCACAACTGCTATCTCCAACTGCTATTGACCAATCTATGGGCATAGTAACTTCGTCATTACCTATTCTAAGTACCATTGCTGGACTATTAAAACTTTCCAGAAATATTAACGGCATAAAAAAGAAATCTGGTTCTTTTGGATCTGAGTTATCCAGGACAGCAAATCTAGTACTATCGTCTACCTCGTCGGGTAAATTGTTTAATGAAAACGTCTTGTTATCTAATGTTAATATTTGCATAATTCCTTATTTGTGCCAATCTATCTTTTCAATAGTGAACGGATACTTGGCATCCTTATAAAATTTCTTTCTTTCTGTAAGGTGCCGCTTGGCGTACTTACATGTGGAGGTGATGTCCCAGATTTGTACAAAGTCTTTGTCTTCGGCTTTTCGAATACCACGACCAATTGATTGTATAACCCTCGTAAAGCTCTTTCCGGACTCCAGAAGAACCAGATTAAAAATCCTAGGGATATTAATACCCACAGCGGCCACACCATAAGTCGCCACAATAATCTTGTTAGTGCTCGTTTTAATTTCGTCATATTCTTCTTTTCTATCTTTAGTCTTTACTTCGCCTGATATGAAAACGCTATCTTCGATTTCATTAATTAAAAATTTGCCTGAGTCAATTCTATTAACTAGAACTAATGTATTGCCTGTTTCTGATATTTTTTTAACTAGCTTACTAATATAAATCATTCTATCTTCATCTGTAACAAGATATTTTAATTCATCGCTATAAGCCTTAAATTCTGGTAAATCAATCAACTGTACTACATTAACGTGACACGAACTTAGCACACCAATTTCTTGTAACTCGTGTGCTTTAATTCCGCCGACCACTGGCCCGATGCTGGCAAAGATTTGTTCGTATTCGAATTTTTCTTTAGGTACAGTACCAGTTAATCCCCATCTAATTGGAGCATTACATAAGTTTTGTGTAAGTAAATTCTTCAATACTTCTGCTTTTGCCATATGTACTTCATCGACAATTACTGTTTTAACCCCGTCAAGAAATTCAGCAAGTGTAAGAATATCTTGTTCGTGATTTTTACTTTTCTTATCTAATATGTTCAACGACTGCCAAGTACATATGGTATGTGTCTTGTGTAAATCTTTGCGATCACCATAATAAACACCTACGTCTAATCCTACGTTAATAAAATCTTCTTCAGTTTGTTCTACTAAACTTTTGTTNGGCACAATAACAATACTTCGGCCATATTTTTCAGAAAGATGACTTAATGTNGCAGTTGTAATTGTTTTGCCAGCACCTGTGGCAATCTCTTGTAAGCTCTGCGTATTGAGTAAAAATGTGTTAACCGCATCAACTTGATAATCACGCAACATAATAGGCTGGCCTACTTGCTGATGTCCTTTAGGCCATACTTTGCCTAAGTCAGCCCAGTAAGTTTCTGTCACAGGTGTAAAGTTAATCTTTGGCGTAACTCGTAAGTCTTCTACTTCTTCTATATCAATGTTTAGTTTAGCCAGTATGCTTAAAATTTGTTCTAGCTGGCTCAAATATCCATTGCCGCCGAGTCCAAATAAACTTACCATTCCATCCCAACGGCCTAATTTAAAAGCTGGATGATATCGTGCGTAAGGTATTTCGTACTTAAAGGCGTTAGTTAACTTTTTACGGGCATCTAACGCTAACCCTTCAAGTTTAATGTTAACCTCGTCTCGAATGACTAGTTTTACTCCCATAATGCCCTTGTCTCAATAATTGGTTGTGTGTCTGTATAAGAAATTATAAGGTCACAATAACTTGCGTATACTGCGGTCTTTGTCTGTTTTAAACTACTGCCGATGGCAATGACACTCATTGGCTTCCAATCGCTTTTTAGGAAAAATTTCGGTATTTTTCCATTTTGTACTCCAACAACTTTTGTTGTGTTATCTAAGTTATAGTTGTATCCATTGTCTGCGATAAATTTATTAAACAGCACACCGTGTTCGGTATTTGGTAGTCTAAAATATATTCCTACCTGATCATAAATTCTGTTATTTCGCAAACCTTCACCTAAAATTTCCAATTCTTCGGCACATTTTTTGTGGTCGTTACTGTCGAATACTACCAATGCCGGTAACCTTTGCAATTTTAGCAAACTTGCGATAACTTCGTCAAGACTTGTTTCTTTTTTATCAACCCAGATTTTACTGCCGGTTCTGTTGGCAATTTTTTCGGTCAAATTTTCCGAGATTTTTTCAGGTTTTTTGACAAAATATTGGTACCGTATACTTCGGTCATTTATGATGTTATCATCGATGGGTGAGTCAATACCAAGGTCCGCAGTTATGTGTTTTTGAAAGTTAGCGTGTACAATGTTGGTTAGTAAAAACTGACTACGAATTTCGCTTTCTTCCCAAGATTTGATAATTTTGTAGAAATTAGTGATTTTTTCGTCGACATCAAACCCAAGTGGTTCTAACTCATTGACTAGTGTAATAATGTTCTTTTCAGTAAGGTCGGCTCGGTACTGCTTGCCGTTAGCCTGTTGAAAAAATCCAGTGATTTTCTTACTGAGACCGTTTACTGCTGTACGTATGGTCGACGAAAACGCAAATTCTACAACCAGCTGTGGTTCTTCTGCTGATAAGAATAACACCTTGGTCTTGTCAATAGTTCTAAAGGATTTAGACCAAGTTGGCACATCTAACGATATTGAAATTTCAGTTTGGGCTGATAAAAATTTATTAGAATTATCTCGTAAAATCTTTACTAACAGTCTGCCTTGATTTTCCGTGATAAAATTTGGCATAGTAACAATCTTGGCCAGGCTCTTTAACACCTTAACATCGCGTTTTTCTAAAGTCTCTAATTCTGAAGTATTTTCAGTTAGTAATTTTATTAGAAGTTTATCTACAGTCATCATAGTATTATTATACATAGGTTATTAGCAAAGGTCAACCTTTAGTGAAAAAAATAGGCCTCAATATTATTTAAGGCCTATGGTCTCGCTTTTGGGCGAATTGGTTATAGTGATGCGTCTTCCATACCNGCAACACGAAGTTTCACAATGTTAGTAATTTGCCACTGCTTCTGGTCTAATGCTTTTGTAATGCCTAACCACTTGTTGCGAAGTAAAGCAAACTCGTTGATAATCTTTTCAAAATCNACTACATCTGCTTCACCTTCAACAAATTTTTCACAATCACGACTACTCAGGGCACGTTGATAGCTTTCTAAGTATTTGCGAAAGTGTTGGCTCTTTAGACGGCGAAGTTCAATGTTCAAGTATTCTAAGATTGCTTCAATTTCTTGAAGTTGTCCAAATCGGTGCTCGACAATGCCAGGCATGTTAGCGGCCGTTTTCTCTAAATTACCCGAGATGCGAGCATCAATCTTTGCTTCAATTAATTCCGCATTGAAATGATCCACCGCATCTGGGATATAGGAAATATCTTTGGAAACCTTGTTATACCACATTAGAAATCCAATTCTTTTACGTCGTCATCTGTATCTTCGTCGTCAAGATAATATTCAATAGCAGAGTCTAATATACTATCCACACCGGTTGATGCTTGCATTGTTTTATCGGAGACACCTAAGTCTGCCAATAATTCAACATAGCGTTCTGCTACCAGNTCTTGTTGTTTCTTTTCAATATAGTCAGCGAACAGTAACCAAATGTCACCNATTTGTGTTTCATTCAACATTCTCGTCTATCTCCTCAGGAATGGTAGTTGTTTTTTCAGTCTTGATATGGAATTTTGCCATTATCATATCTAATTTATCATCTTTCCATTCTTTTCGGTAGAATTTGAATTCCTCACCGGTCTCTGGATCGACCCATTTAAGTCTATTACCTTCTTGTTTTAACAAGCCAGCTTTCTCGCACATATCGACCATTCCTGAATAAGGATTCATACCTGTTTCATATGGAATTTTAATTTGTACAGTTTCAAAAGGCTTACTGTAACGAGTTTTCATAATTTTACAACTAGCACGAATACCCATAACGTCNGATACTTTATTGCCGTCCTCATCCTCTTTAAGTTTGAGTTTTTTCATAGCAACAACAATACTAGAAGCGTAAACAAACCCTTGTCCGCCACTAATCTTATCGTCTGGGTCAAACATGTCTTGTGACGCATACGTGTGATTTGTACAAACCATACCTACGTTATAACTACCAAACATGTTAACACAGTTACGCACTAAACTTGTAAGTGCTTTAGGTTTACGGCCCATGTCTCCCTTCATGTCACCAGCTTGAAACTGGTTAATGTCAGTAGGGGTAAGCAACATACCCAATGAGTCTATGACAAATAAGACTTTAGGACGCTCTGCCATTTCTTTGTACTCTTTCATGAATTCATGAATGGTTTTAGCCACATCATCAATCATGGCCATGTTGAGTTTAAGAAGTTTGTCTTCGCTAGTGTCTACACCAAGTGCGTGTAGCCATTTTTCATCTAGCGCATTTTCTGTATCAATCAAGATAACATAAATGCCCTGTGCTTGTGCGTTGCGTACTAGATTACCTGAACAGATAAATGACTTACCTGCGCCAGACTCTCCAGCAAATACAGTAACCTTACCCAAAGGAATACCTTTGTTAAAATCACCGCTGATTAGGTAGTTAAGCGTAAAGTTGCCTGTACTAACCCAATCTGTAGGATCGTTAAATCCTACACCAAGTCCGTCGATAGACTTAGTTAATGTTTTTCTAAATTTTGATAAGTCGAATGCTTTAGTAGCCATAATTATTGATCCAATGGTAATGTATTCCACTCTTTAACTAGAGCGAGTACTTCTTCTTCTGTGTTACACAGTGTCTTTGTATTAGACCAGTCTTCTTTTTTACTTCGGCCACCGATCTCAACCATCCAACCATTGTCATAACGATTGATGGTGATGCTTTCATTCACTTTTGCTAATTTTGCTAATTTACTCATAGTTATTCTCCTAATGATGATAACACGGGCGTACGACTAAGTCGCAGAGGCCCAATGCCGTTTTTACTTCTGACGATTGCGAATCATTGCCAAGATGTCTTGGGCACGTGAGTCGCCACCTTCTGCCGCAGGTGCCGCTGTAGGAGCCGGAGCTGCCTTAGCCACTGGAGTAGGTGTGTCATCTTCATCATGTGATGCCGCTGGAGCAGGTGCGGCTTTTGGAGCAGATGCCTTTTGTGGGTCACCTGTGTTCTGGCTCATGCCAGCTGGTTTAAAATACTGTCCCCAACGTTCCATGTCGTATGGCTCGCCGTCGACTGATGCTTCAAACATTTCTTTCATAACTTTCAATTCAACTTCGCTAGGCTTCTTAGGTAAGAAGTCATTCAAGTTAAACAAGCCATGTTGTTTGATAGCCGCTTGTTCGACATCGTTTAGTGGACGTGAACGACGTGACCA